ATTTTTTGATATGTTTATTAATCGAACTAAGTTAGGACGTAAAATCTGTGCATAATATGGGAAAGATATTGAATTATAAGATACTCGGTACTGCTTTGAAGTCGCTGAGTGACGCTTGCTTTAAGGCAGACGAGCAGCAGAGAAATGGTGAGAAAATCACCGCTTGCGGAATGAGTGACGATGACCTAGATAGATTATGTGACATCATCCCCGATATGCTCAATCCGATGCTATCTACCGAGGAGGTTAAAGAGAAATTGCACGTTTCTGATGCTACGTTGAACAGGATGGTCGCTAGGGGTGACATCCCGAACGGAGAATGCAAGAAGCGTGGGCACACCCGATATTGGAAGAAGTGGGATATTCTGCACTTCATTAAGAATAAGAGAGGTAAGTGATTGCCTCTCTTTTTTTGTTTCAGTTTGCGTGAGTGACTGTTGCAATTTTTGCAACAGTCACTCTGACTTCCCAAATTTCGTGGATTTAAAAATACAATATTTCGGAGAAATTATATACAATATTTCTTCAAAAATATATATTGGTTTAAAATGATATTACCAGCTATCACCTTAAATCTCTGATAATCAACCACTAAAAGAAAGTGTGATAGAGTTATATTTGCTCTTCCCTATTCTTCGTACCTTTGCATCCGTAATCGATTACATAGTGTTAGTTAATATTAAGGATTTCAAAAGATTGTATTATGGAAATGACAGATGCAAAAGTAGTAGAGAAGAAAATCTACGAAGAGGGGAAAAAGCATGACGATTATGCTTCTAAGGCTACAGGTAATGCTGGTCTTACCCTTGGTATCATCGGCACAGCACTCGGTGCTGGTGCTTGGTTGCTTGGCGGTAACAACCGCAGTGTGTTTGGTTCACTCGGTGGCAGCAATATGCCTGAGAACGTGAACATCAACGCTTATGGGGCTAACGCAAGTTCAAATCAGCCAACTGCCTTGCAGGTAATGGAGAAGGAATGCGATGATGAGGTGAAGTTGCTTACCTACATGTTCGGTTTGAAGCTCGACACCGATAACAAGTTCTACGCTATGCGTGAAACTGACATCGCAGAGAAGTTCTCTATGTACAAGGGTGCTAACGATGCTATCAACGCCGAGAACCGCCGTGCAATGGAGGCTGAGTTCGGTCTTTACAAGTCTCAGATTGATGCGGACTTCGGTCTGTACAAGAATCAGAGAGACCAGTACGATGCGTTGCAAGCAAAGTATAGTGACCTTGACAAGAAGGTAGCCGTTATGGAAGCCCTCACTCCTTACAAGGAGAAGCTTATGATGGCTTACGTTAACGAGAAGACTTGCAACTGCTTGCGTGGTCAGTTGGTACTCCCATCTACGCCAGTAATTTCGGGCTACGGCAGCTATTGCTGCAACAGCACTGCTCCTTCTACTCCCACTACAGGAGCGTAACAGAGCAAAAAAGTCTGTAAAACGGACTAAGAAGAAATGAGTTGGTGAGGGGTGTTTGCCCTCGTGGTGGATGCCCTCTCACCTCTCTATAATATATCACCAACTTTAAAGATATTGATTATGATGAATTTTGGTAACAGCCCATTATTGGATATGGGCACAAGTCAACAGCAGCCGCAAATGATGGATGCTGAGCTACAGAAGATGTATGAGGCAATACAGCAGAAGCGAGCATCTATCAACATGCAAGCACAGCAGTCTCAAACCCCACTCTGGGATGAAATCGACAAGATTGAGGATAATCTTACAGGCGCACAACGTCAGTACTTGATGCAGAATCAAGAATACGTCAATAGCTTGCAATATGTGTCTAAGCTAGTGCAAGACGAGGAATTGCGCATCATACGCCCTCGTATCGAAAGCACTCAGCAAGGACAGGAGGCATTAAAGAAACATTTGTCTTTGATGCAACGACTGAGAAAAGAAGTAGCACAGGCGGAAGAGCAGAAAACCGCTATGCTTAACGACTATATGACAAATCATAGTGATAAAACGTGGCAAGAGTATCTCGCTATGGTTCAAGGGACAAAGAAGGGAGGAACTAAGAAATGAACGTAACAGAATTGAAAGAGAAACTGCTTACATCTTTGTATTTGTGGGCAGACGCAAGAATAAGTGATATGGTGAAGGAAAATCCTGCATTGGCTATCCCTTCCGTGTATATGAAGCGAGCTTCACACAATATCATCGCTAAAAATAAAGATAGTTGGGGTAAGAGCATTGACAACGCTACCCTATTCATTGCCGATGAAGACGGCAACATAGATGCTGATACCATATTCTCAGACCTCATGCAGATGTTAGAGAATATAAGCAACTATGAGTTTGATTTCGGAGTTATTAAAGGTCGCATTGATGGAGGTGCTCTGATTATTGATTTGCCCGACAACATCATAACGACTATCCTCTTTGGTAGCAAAAAGAGCATCAGCTTTACCAAAAATGATTTTGAAGAGTTGAGAAGTCTGATAACATCAGAATAATAATCATATAAATAAAATAATATGGAAGCAAAAGAGATTATGAGTAAGTTTGATGAGCTGTATGGGATGATGGCATCATCAGCAAACGTAAAGTATATGCACGTATTTGGAGATACGATGCGCTGCATGATGAAGGATATGGCATCCAAACACCCAGAGTTGGCGCAAGAGTATCTTGATAAGCTTTGCGCCATAAAGTGGAAGAACTATCTCACCAAGAAGGAGGCATCTGAGATTGTAAACGGTATGAATCCACCAGTAACCTGGGATATGCAGACATGGCTCAATGCTATGACTGGTCTCGGACTTGCAACAGAAGAGAAGCCTTACTACAACGATTATGCTTTGTACGTTGCCATGAATCAGGTTGTAAGCGACCACGGATGCACCATTGCTAAGATACTCGACAAGGAAGATGTTAAGGAGATTGGCTCTGAACATCTGGTTAAGTACGCCCACAGCCTTGCACTCGATTTATTGAAAGACAAGGATGGTGTGTACGACATCAGAGAGTATTTCTTGAAGTAACACTAAAAACATACGGTTATGAAAAGGGTATTTGAAAACATATTGGCAAGCAACGATATACAGGCTATAAAGAACTGCGTCACAATAATGGCAGATTGTTGCAAGGTAGGGATGAACGACAGCGTAATGCTTGATATGATGAAGCAGGTTAATGGAGAGATTGGCGCGTGTCATTATAACGAAGAGATGGCAGATATGCATCTTTGTCTCATAGACCAGCTTCACACTAAAGATGTAGCCAAGGACTATTGGCATGAGGTCAAGAACGACAACATCAATCTCGAAGACTGGTGCGTTCTTTGGGGCGAAATGGTAAAGCGTAACGACGCAAAGATAAAGAAATGGTTCCCGAAGATCAACACGTACAACTACGAGCAAAAGATTTTCGATGAATGTATTTCCTTCCTGGAAAGTGGCAGACTTCCATATTACGACTTGAATGTCTAAAGTTTTTGGTTATTCTGAATGAAGTTTCGGTTTTTTTTGCTATCTTTGCAGAAAGAGACCGAAACTTTATTTTTATTAATTATTCAGGATAACAGATTATGACAAATTTATTAGATTCTTCACAGATTAGGCAGATAGTGGTTACAATTTTCTCTGCTATACTTGCCTTTGCAACGCCAACTGAAGGTTTCGTGCTAGCACTAGTAATTGCTTTCGGCTTCAATATCTTTTGTGGTATGCGAGCTGATGGCGTTAGTGTTGTACGATGCAAAAACTTTTCGGCATCAAAGTTTGTAAACGCCATTCTTGAAATGTTGCTCTATCTTACCATTGACTATGTGATATATGGTATCATGATAGGCTGTAATGACGGAAATGAGGCTTTGTTTGTAATAAAAATGCTTACATACATTTTCTGCTATGTGTATCTATGCAACGCGTTCAAAAACCTCATCAAGGCATACCCTAAGAATGTAGCATTCAGAGTTATTTACTACATTTTGAGATTCGAGTTTGCAAAGGCACTGCCTAGTTATTGGAAACCGATTATTGACAGACTCAACAATGAGTTTGATAAAAAAGAGGAGGAAAACAAAAATGGCAAGCAGTAAGATTTTAGAGCCGTTCATCCTAAAGTGGGAAGGTGGCTTCGTTAACGACAAAGATGATTTGGGAGGTGCTACTAATATGGGCGTGACTCTTGCTACGTACCGCTCAGTATTCGGCAGCAAGAAGACGGTTAACGATTTAAAGCGTATGACCAGTGTGCAATGGGGTGTAATCTTCAAGAAGTACTACTGGGATAAGTGGAAAGCTGATGATATTAAAGACCAGAACGTAGCCAATATCCTCGTCGACTGGGTATGGGCTAGCGGAGCCTACGGTATCAAGATTCCTCAGAGAGTTCTTGGCGTTGATGTGGATGGTATTGTCGGGCCGAAGACTATCGCAGCTGTCAACGCAAGAGATGGCCGGGAACTGTTTGATAACATCAAGCAGGAAAGAAAAGATTTCATTGACCGTATCTGTCAGACAAGACCACAGAACAAAAAGTTCAAGAATGGTTGGCTGAACAGAATTAATTCACTTGCTTATGAAACTGATTGATAAAATAACAAGGGTTGTAATTGCCATTGCAGTAGCAATGCTGATTCTATCAATGTTCTGTAGATGTAAGACGAAAGAACGTGTGATAGAAAAACAGACATACATCACTGATAAACGTAATGAGGCCAAGTGGGATTCACTCTTTAATGCAAGGCTTGTCAATGAGCTGGAATCATACAGAGCATCGCATAAAGAGTCTATGAAGTCAACTACGAAAGAGAAGACTCATATAAGGGATAGTACAGCTTCGAAGTACGATGTGAACGGAAACAAAGTCGGCGAAGACAGATTTCACTACGAATATCACGAGATATCACAGGAAGATGTACAGATACTGAGAGATAGTATTTCTAGTCTTAAGGAATACAAGGATAGTGCTGCGATATATAATAGCAAGTGCGACTCATTAGCCTCAGTGATAAGTAAAATATCGAAAGATAAAGCATATGTAGAGAAACAACTATCAAGGACTGACAGGGCATTTTTGAATATAGGTAAGATAGAGAGTGTAAACTAAACTGTGTCAAGCTACAATAAAAGTAGTTTAACACAGTTT